CAGTTTGGCCTGAGTATTGGGAATTAGAAGAATTAGAAAAAGTAAAAGCATCATTACCTATTCGAAATTGGTCTGCTCAATATATGCAGAACCCTACATCAGAAGAAGGAGCTATTCTTAAAAGAGAATGGTGGCAAGTGTGGGAACATGAAAGAATTCCAAAACTACAACATGTAATACAATCATATGATACTGCATTCAGCGCAAAAGAAACAGCCGATTATTCTGCTATTACAACTTGGGGAGTTTTCTTTCCACAAGAAGACGGTAAGCCTGCAATGATTTTACTTGATGCTCTTAAAGGCAAATTTGATTTTCCAGAACTTAAAGCAGTTGCAATGGATCAATTTAAATATTGGGAACCTGAGAGTGTAATAATTGAAGCTAAAGCTACAGGAGAACCATTAATGCAAGAGTTCAGAAGAATGGGCATACCTGTCATTCCATTTGTACCATCTAGAGGAAAAGATAAACATTCAAGGGTGAATGCTTGTGCTCCTGTTTTTGAAGGGGGTCAGATTTATTATCCAGAGGGAGAAAAATATGCAGAGGAAGTAATTGAAGAATGTGCTGCATTTCCTCATGGAGCAAACGATGACTATGTCGACAGTACCACACAAGCCGTGTTAAGATACCGTCAGGGTAACTTCATAGAAATGGCAAATGACTATGAAGAAGAATTATATAAAGTTCCAAAGGAGTACAAATATTATGGGTAGTAACAAAGATAAATATAAACCTTTAATTGATAAGGTAAAAAATATAAAAGTATTGGATTCAAATCAGTTTTTAGCTAGAAAAATGACACTTGAAGAAATGAAAAAAGCAATTGCAAATAAAAAATCAAAAGGTGGTGATATTAAACCTGTTAAGGCAGTTTTAGGTGTTCTTGCATTAGGAGCACTTGGAGCCAAAAAATTAAATTTATTTAAAAAAAAATCTAGTGCTACTAAACCTGAAGACATGGTAAGTAAAAAACCTATTAAAACATTATTTCAAAAAGAAACAAAACAAAAAACTGCTATGTTAAGTGCAGGTGGTGAAATTGAAATTGGTAAAGGTGGAGATTATATAAAAGATCTCATTGACTAAAGGAGTATAACTATTATGGGTAAATATACAAAACCTATTTATGCAAAAAAAAGCACTTATCGACCCGGTAAAAAAATAAAGATTATAGATCCTAAGCAAGGCATAATGTCTATTGAGGAATATACAAAAGGAATGTCTTTACCATTCAAGAATGAAATAGTTTTAAATTCAAAAGGCGGTGCGATTGATGTCGGTAAAGGTAAAGATTATATTAAAGATCTTATTGACTAATGGCTGGTTTAAAAGAACTCATTGATATGGAATCAATCGAGGATCAACCAACCTCGTCTGTTCCAAAAAACAAATCTGATTATACAGAACCCTATGATCCAAGTATGGCTAGAGGTTTAGCTGGGATCGCGGTCGCTGGTGCGGGAGCCTTTGCTCTAAGGAACCCTATAGGAAGAGTCTTACAAAAAATTGCAAGTATCAAATTACCCAAGGCTCCTGCTTCACGAACCAGTGTTAAAGATCAGGTAGATGAAGTTTTAGAGATAGCTCCAACAAAAATGGAAAGAGGTAAAGCTCTTACTGTTGCACAAACAAAACCACAAGATGAAATCAGACAAATAGCTATTGCAAGATCAAATGAATTAAAAAAGATTGCTTACAATAATCCATTATCACGAGGTGGCAAAACAAATAGAATAGGCTCATCTCTTTGGGATTATATTGCACGACACCCTATTGCAGGTGCAAGAAAACCTGAGGAGTGGATTAAAGATTTTAAGTCAACAGGTCCAGGTTCTTTTAAAACAGGTAATCCAAATTTTAAAAACATAAGCCAGGCAGTAAAGAAAGATGAATTGTGGGATTCTAATCTAGTTCAGTTTGATAAAGATGGTAAAGTTGTAGGTGGTTTTTTAAAGATAGCTGCAGAAAAAAAGATACCTCTTACAAAAATGGATTTACTTTACATCGTAGAGAAGGCTCCTGTAAATAATTTGAAGGTAAGAAAACTTACAACTGATACTAAAATAGTTGATGAAGCAGAGGATGTTGCAAATGAAGCAATCAATTACATAAATAAAATTAGAGATAAAGCTGTGCAAATGTCTGCTAGTCTTCCTGCAAATGAATCTGAAAAGTTTGCTGAGTTAGTTACATTAGGTAATGGTGTTGCAAAAAATTTAAGAAGAAAAACAGGCCGTTTAAATAATCATTATAGAAGTGCAGAAACTTCAGACTATGATGATTTTGATGCTTCTAATGTATTTGGACAAGATGTTGATGATTTAAAAGCTTTGTTTGATAAGGCAAGAAATGTAGGTGTCACTACAGGTGATGACACTTTAGCTTTTTTAGATAAATTTAAAAGAATTGATACTGACTTAGGAAGAAGATTGCAACTTATGAAAACTCAAAGGATGTTACCTAAGTATGGAAACTATGATGAGTATAGAGTTAAAGGTGGTGAAAAATATTTTGAACATGTAGTGTATTACCCAAAATCATTACCTATGGGTCAAAGACTTGGAAGTGATTTTCAAAAACATTACACATCAGATATAGGTGCAACAAAATCAATTCCAAATCAAATCTACCATATGCGTGGCACAATTAGAACAGGTGGTACAAATCAAAATCAAAAAGTTATGATGATTGATGAAATACAATCAGACTATCACCAAAGAGTAGATCCTAAAAGAACAACAGTTGTAAATGCATTTGGATCAGAAATTGAATTTTTTTCTGCTAATAGAAAATTAGAAAAAATTATAAAGGAAATGAAAGATATATCAAACAAAGGTATCAGAGCTACGCCAGAGGATATGCAAAGATTTAATAAATTAAATAGTGACTTCAGAGAACTAAGAGCTAACTCAATGAACTTATCTAACATAAGTTCACAACAAGCGGGTGATGGTATTCCTTTCTTACCTTTGTATGGAAAAGAAAACTATGGTTCACATGCAATTAAAAATGCTATCAAGACTGCAGCTGATGAAGGAGTTGATTGGGTTGCTATTGCACCTGTTGAACAATTACACCATGCAAAGAGAACAAAGTATCTTGGTGATATAGAATTTTATGGAAATAGATTTGGTAAAGCTGGATTTAAAAATTATGGCGGACGACAAGGAGTAATGAAAAAAAATTCGGAGGATATGGATGTTCCAATACAGGGTTTTACAGATCCTAAAAAAATGGCGACCTTACCTAATGAAATGAAAAAACTAGCTGCACAATATGGATCTGAAGTAAAAACAATACCAATAGCGAAATCTGATCCAAGTAAACCTTTTAAAGTAGTCACAAAAGTAGAAAACACAAAAAAAGTTTATGGTTTAAATCCAGATACAGCAGGAACACAGCATATCGGTGCTTTTAGAACTTTAGAGGAAGCAGAAGACTACAAAAGCAGATATGGTGGAACGGTAGTCAAAATGTTTGATGGAGATACTAGATTATATTTTGATGCTTTTGCCATTAAAGTTAGCCCAGAAATGAAAGCTAAGCCTTTCAAGGCATATCAGACTGGTGGTCTAGTAGTAAATATATTTGCATGATAAGATAATCCTGTTATAACAAAGGAGATAATTATCATGGCAAGTAAAAAACTTAAAAAAGCCATCATGGCAGGAGTTCTTGGCGTAGCTGGAGCAAAAGCTCTTAAGCAAGCAGGCGAGATGAAACAATTTCTAGCTACTGAAGGCGGAGACAAAGCAAAAATAAACTACATAACAAAAAAAGCAAAACCTGATACTTTTATGGGCAAAGTTAAAAAAGCTGTAAATGTATACAAACAAAAAGGTTTAAACACAGGACGTGGACCTGGAATCAAACCATCTGATTCTTTATCAGGAATTGGTAAAGGAAATCCATTTGGTTTAGGTGACATGGACGGAGCTAAAGCTGGTAAAATGATTAAAGCTAGAGGTGGAAAGTTAGTAAATTTAAAACCGACAAAACTATACTAGATTCATGGCTGAAGTAGATAAAACAAATGAGCTTCCCGAAGAAGAAGTTGAGGAAAGTGAAGTTGATGTAGAGATTGAGGGAGAAGAAAAAGTTCCTGAGGAACAACAACCTGAAGAAGATTTTTATAGAAACTTAGCTGAAGAGATGGACGACCGTGTTCTTGGTCGTATGTCGTCACAACTTATTTCTGATTACAAAAGGGATAAAGTTTCCAGAGGGGATTGGGAACAAGCTTACACTCAAGGTTTAGACTTACTTGGTTTCAAGTATGTAAACAATACTAGACCTTTTCAAGGTGCAAGTGGGGTTACCCATCCTCTCTTATCAGAAGCTGTAACACAATTTCAAGCACAAGCTTACAAAGAATTATTACCGAGCGATGGTCCTGTAAGAACATCGATTATTGGATCTGATACTCCAGAAGTCACTCAACAAGCTGAAAGAGTTCAAAATTTTATGAACTATATGTTGATGGAAGAAATGGAAGAATACACACCAGACACAGATCAACTATTATTTTATTTACCACTAGCGGGATCTGCATTTAAAAAAATTTATTATGATGAAATTAAACAAAGAGCTGTAGCTAAATTTGTTCCAGCAGAAGATTTAATTGTTCCCTATTATGCAACAGATTTAAAAGACTGTGAAAGAATTACTCATTTAGTTAAGATGTCTGAGAATGATGTTCTGAAACAACAAAAAGCAGGATTCTATTTAGATGTAGAACTAACACCTAAACAACCAGAAAAAAGTCCAATACAAGATAAATTAAATGAACTTGAAGGGGTAAAACCTGCTGGAGAAAAAGAATATCAATATAATATTTTAGAGATGCATGTTGATTGTAATCTAGATGAGTTTGAAGCAGAGTCTACAGAAAAAAAAGTAAAAAAACCGTATATAGTTTCTATCGATGAGGGCTCAGGAAAAATTTTATCTATTTATAGAAACTATAATCAAGACGATGACACAGAATCTAGAAAAGAATATTTCGTTCATTACAAGTTTTTACCTGGTTTAGGTTTTTATGGCTTTGGTTTGATACACATGATCGGTGGATTATCAAGATCTGCTACACAGGCATTGAGACAATTGCTTGATGCAGGAACTTTAGCTAACTTACCTGCTGGATTTAAGTCTAGAGGAATAAGAATAAGAGATGATGATCAACCTTTTCAACCTGGAGAGTTTAGAGATGTCGATGCTCCTGGAGGAAATATTAAAGATCAATTCCAAATTTTACCATTTAAGGAGCCAAGTGGTACTTTGTTTCAACTTTTAGGCTTTGTTGTACAAGCAGGACAGCGTTTTGCATCAATTGCGGACATGCAAATGGGCGAAGATGCTCAAAATAGGGCTGTTGGAACTACAATTGCTCTCTTGGAGCGAGGTTCTAGGGTTATGAGTGCTATTCATAAGCGTTGTTACTACGCAATGAGACAAGAATTTAGACTTTTATCAAAAGTTTTTGCTGATTATTTACCTCCTGTGTACCCGTATGCAGTTACAAACGCAGATAGGTTCGTAAAATTACAAGATTTTGACGATAGAGTCGATGTTATACCTGTTGCAGACCCAAATATCTTCTCAATGTCACAAAGAGTGACTTTAGCAAACGAAAATTTAAAGATTGCAGCATCAAATCCACAAATGCACAACTTAAGAGAGGCTTACAGACGTGTTTATGAAGCTTTAGGTACAAAAAATATTGATGCAATATTAAAACCTACACCGCCTGTGGTTCCAGAAGACCCAGCAACTGAAAATGCTAAAGCATTACAGATGCAAATGTTAAAAGCTTTCCCTGAACAAGATCATCAGGCGCATATTATGGCTCATAGAGCATTTATGGCTACAAGAATGGTACAAATTAATCCAATGGTATATGCTTTGATGCAAGGACACATATCTGACCACATCGCATTACAAGCTCATGGAGAAGTTGGTGATATGGTTGAGAATACACCTGAATTAGCACAACAAGCACAGACTGATCCAAAAGGATTTAAAATTTTATTTGATAGTATGGTGGCAAAAAGAGTTGCAGAGATAACAATGCAGCTTGCACAAGAAGAATCTATGAATCAAAAAGGTGATCCATTGATTCAATTAAAACAAAGAGAACTTGATTTAAGAGCTATGGATCTTCAAAGAAAAGCACAAGAAAATATGGTTGATCAAGAAAGAAAAGGCATGGAGTTTGAAGAAAGAATTGATTTAGACAAAATGAAATTAGAATCTGCTGAAGATCAAGCAAGTGAAAGAATAAGAATTGCAGAAGAAAAATTAGATATAGCAAGGAATAAACAAAATGCCCCGAAACAACAAAAATAAAATAAAAATTTTAAAAGCTAAAGGTGGTGCTGATGCATCAAAATCTGATTTTGGCTCAAGCGGTAATAAAGGCTCTGATCATTCTCATTCAAGATTTGATGTTGGTTCTGGATACTATGGTGAAACAAAAACAGTCACTCAAGGTAATGGTGGTAAAGGCACAACACAAGTAAATGTACCACCTCCACAATCAAAAGATAGTGGTTTCAAAATAAACCCTGTTACAACAGGGTTAAACATTGCTGGAGCTATGTTTACAAATATTCCTGGTGTTGGATACGCTGTGCAGGGTTTAAAAAATCTGCAAAAATCAGTTAGAACTAAATCTGCAAGAGGAGAAACATTGTTTGGAAATCCAAAAAAGGGTGGCGCAGGAATGCCAATTACTAGAGACTATTACAAGACAACAGGAAAACCATTAGATGTTATGAGCAAACAAGGAACCTCATATATGAAAGATGCTGGTCTTTTAAAAGGGCCAAAAACAACTAATACAGGCGGAGGAGACAATAAAGTTCAACTTTGTCCTGATGGAAGTTATCCACCATGTAAAACTCCTACAACGCAGATAAAAACACCAATTACAAAACCAAATACTTTTCTATCTGGTTTTCAAGCATATGACGATGGTGGTGAAGTTGTGATATCATCTAATGTAGATAAAAGTTTACTATGATAGGTTTATTTTTTTTAGGAATCTTTTTATCTGTAATTATTTTGTATATTTTATTAAGGGTAAGAGAGTATGACAATAGGTAAAAAATCAGGACCACCACCAAAGAAAGGGCCTAACTCAAATATTCCACCAATTAAGTTTGGTTCAGGTGGAATGCCGTGTCCTCATAGAAAATCTACGGATAAAAATGTTTATCCTGGTAATAATAATATTCAAGTAAAAGGTTTTAAATTTATAGGAGTAAGATAATGCTTAGATGGATAATCAATTTAATAAAAACTTTATTGTTTAAAGAAAGAGTTTACAAATCAAAAACAATTAAATTAGATCCTTGTTGGAAACATGAATTTTTCAAAAAGGGTTGCCCAACATGTAGGAGTTTAAATGCCCAGTAGAGTAGCACAATTAATGGCCTTGTTAGAAGAAGCAAAAGAAAAAGGTGATACTGACAAAGTAAAAGAAATAGAAAGCGATTTATTCAAAGAAAAAAGAGCAAAAGGTGGAGAAATAGAAGAATCAGAAGTTGTATTGGTTAAAGGTGGCGGATATACTAACGACCTTTTATAAATGTTTCAATTTCTATCAAGTAGAGAAAAATTAGTTTTTCTTTCAGGTATATTTGAAGGTGAAGGTACCTTCGGTAATTTCAAAGCAGGGTTATACAGAGATGGTAGAGTCAGAAGAAAGATAGAAGTATCTGTTGAGATGACTGATCGGGATGTAGTTAACCTATTTTATACACACTTCAATAAAGGTAACGTTTATGTACGATCTTTCAAAAATCACTACAAAACTGCGTATAGATGGAAGGTATCAGGGCTAGAGGGTTTAAAAATTTTGCATTTAATGTTACCTTATCTATGTAAACGAAGACAGGAACAATATTATGGCATGGTTAAACTTATTAGGGATGGCAGCAAAGACGGCAACGCATATTTACTCGAACCGTCAAAAGACAAAACAAGCAATGTCCGATGCACAACTAATGCATGCTCAAAAGATGGCAGCAGGAGAGGAAGCTTACCAAGGCAAACTTCTTGAGGCCCGACAATCAGACTATAAGGACGAATTTATTTTAATTATCCTCTCAGCCCCCGTATTGGTGCTGGCTTGGGCAGTCCTGAGTGATGATCCAAGTTCTATGGACAAGGTAAAACTTTTTTTCGAATATTTTTCACAGCTTCCGAGCTGGTTTACAAACCTTTGGATTCTCGTCGTGGCGAGCGTTTATGGGATAAAGGGAACTCAAATCTTCAAGGGTAAGAAGTAGTTGCATAGTTAAATAGATTAGTTATAACTATTTTATGAACCTTGATTTAGACACACTACAATCAATAAGACATTACATAAAAAAACAAATAGACCAAGTCAAAGAGGATTTGGTGTACCATGTAGACACAATCGATAAACTCCAGTATTCTAGAGG